AATAGAAGATATTGATTTAGTTGGCTTATTAAAAAATTGCGATTTAAAGCTTGAACTAGTACAAAATTCTGATTATTTTGGTGTAATCGACGCTGTTGATGGGATTGTTGCTTTAGGATGGGAAGCTTTTGATATGGAGGCTGAAGAAAGACCGATAAGGGTTTCTTTTCATTTTGCTGAAGAATTAGAAAGTGTTACAACTAAATTAGCAACCAAAGGGCTTAGATTAATTAACGAAGAAATAAAATTTAAATTGAAATGAGAAGAGCACAATTAATACAAAAACTAATGTCTGAAGGATTTTCAGAAAAAACCTTAGTTAATTTTAATGATAAGCAATTAGAAAAGTTTGCAAATAAGGTTTTGAAAGAAGCTCAAACAGTAACAACAACAAAAACTGTTTATAATAGTAAAGATCCTAAAGATGTTGCTGCATTAAACACAGCGTTAAAAGATCCAAATGTAAATAAAAACGATATTGAGGTTAAAGAAGATGAAGTTATTCCTGTAGGAAAAATTAAAAAATCTAAAAAGGTAAAACCTGTTTTCAAAAATCTAAATGAGTTTGTTGAAAATACAGTTAATTCTAATTACCATAGTTTAGTTACAAAAGGTGATATGGTTTCTTTAGTTAAAGAAAAAATTAATGAATCTTCTGAATTAGAAGAAAAGGGTATGCCTAAAATTCCTGAATTTATGAGTTTTGATAGTATAGTTAGCGCTGGTGAAAAAGAAGCACCTGAAAAAGATGCTCCTGATGTTGACGCCCCTCCAAGAGAAAAACCAGGGGTAGATAGACCAGAAAAAGACCCAAGAAGAAGTCCGTTTAGAAATCCAGAAGAAAACCCAGTAGTAAACCCTGATCCGAAAGCTAAAATAAAAAAAATGACGTCAATGAAAATGGCGGCAGAATAATTAGGCTATGAAAATTACAAAAAAAGAGCTATTATTAAGAATACAAGAAAATCTTAATGAAATGCCGATGACATATGACTCGCCGGACAGACCGCATCCTGATGTGGAACGTGATTTGGCAAACAAACAACACTCTTTTAAAAAAGTAAACTTCCCTAAAGACGTAGCGGAACCGCATAGCAATTTCGAAGAATTATTAGCATCAAACAGATATCGTCAAATTGTTGAAAAGGTTAGAAGATATACTGGATTACCAACATTATCACCGAATACTTTAAATAGTGTTTTAAGTACTATGATGGAAGTACAAAGAAGAGTTGAGGGTATTGAAAGAACACACAAGAGAGAATTAGAAAGGTTAGCTGTTGAATTAGTAATGAAGGAACTTGGTGTTGAGGAAGGAGATATTGTTTATGAAGCCTCAATTCAAATTCCAAGTTCGGAGGGATTTAAAGAGTCTGAACCCGGAGAAATGGAACCCGAAGAAATTGAGTTGGATAAAGAAATACTTGATGATTTAGAGGATCTAACATTAGAAAGGGCTAAAAGAAGAATGATCAACGCTATGATGGCTGGTGCATCTTCTAAAGGTCATTATATGTTCAATTATGCTACAGAAAAATTAATACAAATTACGGGTGAAGAAAATATCGCAACTTTATATGGTGCGATAATGTCATCTGCTGATTCAATGTTGTGGCAAATGGGTAATAGTGGTCTTGGATTAAGTGGTGGAGGCGGCACACCTATGGCTGGCGGTAAAGAAAGAGTTTTTCCTAATGAAACACCACCAAGAGTTGTTGCAACCGGAATTAATTTTCCAATATTGGTTCACGAATTGATGAAGGGTACTTATGAAGTCATTGCAGCATTGCATGGTCAACCAAAAGATAGAAATATTGCTGCTCAAGTTATGGAACTTGAGGATACCTTACAGAAAGAAATTTGGGATTTAAGATTGGGTCCTGCGATATGGGACATTATTAGAGATAGTTTTCCAGACGAAACTATAACTGATGAAGATAAGGTTGGTTTACAATTAATATTCTTTCAAAAAATAGTAGCTAAACCAGCTAAAGAATTTTTAGTTTTTGTTAGAGAGATTTTATCTAGATCAGAATCAGGTAAGAGATTAATGGGACATTTATATGATATAATTAATGGGGAAATAAATGATTATGACTATCGAGAATCGATGAGACAATTCGATGAAGAACTGAATAAAAGCTCAGATAATATTGACGATAATGATTTGAGCGACTTTTTAGGAGATCTTGGAATCGATCTATCAGACAAGTAAAATAATACTAAAAGTAATTTAAAGTGGTCGAATTCGACCACTTTTTGTATTTATATATATGAACAACAAAATAGAACAACTAAAAGAGTATGCTCGTGTTATTAAAGATACACCATATGCTTTGAGAACTTATCTACAAACATATGATAATACTCAGAAGAAATATGTTCCGCTGGAATTATTTCCAGATCAAATTCAATTGTTAAAAGATTACGAAACATATAACGAAAATATTACTAGAAAATATAGACAGGCTGGTGTTACAACAGTAACAGCCGCTTGGTTATCAAAAAAATTACAATTAGCAAAACCAGAAAATCCTGAAAGAGTATTGATTATTGCTAACAAAAGAGACACAGCAATTGAGATGGCTAATAAGGTTAGACATTTTTTAGATCAGTGGCCAGAATGGATTAATGTTGGTTTTTCCCCAGATAAGAACTCTGAAAGTAGATTTAGGTTAAATAATGGTTCTGAGGTTAAAGCGGTAGCAACATCTGCTGACGCTCTTCGTGGTTTTACACCAACAGTACTTGTATTTGATGAGGCCGCATATATTGAGGCCGGAGAAGACTTTTGGGCTGCATCTATGGCATCATTATCTACCGGTGGTAAGATTATATTAATTTCAACACCAAATGGATATGACCCAATTTATTACGGTGTATATGAACAAGCTATTAGAGGTATTAACGATTTTCATATTACAGATTTAAGATGGTTTAAAGATCCTCGTTACACCAAAGATTTAAAATGGTTAAAGGTTCCTGATATTGTTCATTACATGTTGAATAGAGAACAATACAATGACGATGAGATAACATTAGACGATCCTGAATATAGTTTAACCAAATATGCACAATACATGGATGATGGTTATCAACCATATTCAAGTTGGTTTGAGTCTATGTCAAAAAAATTCAAGTATGATAAAAGAAAAATTGCTCAAGAACTTGAATGTGACTTCTTAGGATCTGGTGATAGTGTTATACCATCAGAAACTATGGAGAAAATCGCTAAGACAATGGTTAAAGCACCAAATGAGAAATATATGCAAGGTACTTTATGGCAATGGAAAGAACCATTAGAAGGACATAGATATATTATGGGTGTTGACGTTAGTAGAGGTGATAGTGAAGACTTTTCAGCAATTAATATTATTGATTTTGATGATAGAGAACAAGTATTAGAATATATAGGTAAAATACCGCCAGACGATTTAGCATCAATTGCATATAAATGGGGGGTATTATATAACGCATTTATTGTTATTGATATTACCGGTGGTATGGGTGTTGCAACATCAAGAAAATTACAAGAAATGAATTATAAAGATTTGTTTATTGATGGTGTTAATACCAAAAACATGTGGGAATATAACCATAAAGCATTAGAAAAAATACCTGGTATAAATTTCAATAATAAAAGAACACAAATTGTATCATGTTTTGAAGAACAATTAAGACATGACTTTATTATTAGATCACATAGATTATTAAATGAACTAAACACTTTTGTTTACATAAATGGTAAGCCTAACCACATGAAAGGAGCCCATGATGACGGAATCATGAGTATGGCGATTGCAATGTATGCTGGTGATATTTCTTTTACACAATTAAAAAGAAATGAACAACAGAATAAAGCAATGTTAGAATCTTGGGTAATGTCTGAAAGAACTTATGAAGCACCGCAAAGTAATGTTTATTCATATGGATCATCTTTTGATCAAGTTGGTATGATGCAGATAGATAGTTCACCATATGCTAAGAGTGGTAATTCTGAACCAGCTAAAGAACAATATACACAATATTCATGGTTATTTGGGTCAAAAAAAAGGGTTGATTAATCCTTAAAAATTAATTAGATTAAATAGAATAGTATTTATATAGTATGGCAAATCAAGACTTGACCGTTTTTCAAAAATTAACCAAAATATTTGGTTTTCAGAACAGAGGTGACCAAAATCCACCATCATTTAATTTTTCTAGAGAAGAATTGCTGAAAACTGATGATCCAGTTGAATTTGAAAAGGCTAAATTACAGGCGCAGCAATCTCAGTTTCTTTTTGATAAGTGGGCGAAATTAGATAATTCGTTATACAATCAATCGGTTTATTATGAACCAAATAGATTAGCTGCATATTATGATTTTGAATCAATGGAATTTACTCCTGAAATCTCAGCAGCATTAGACATTTATTCTGAAGAATCAACAACCATATCAGAAAAGGGAACAATATTAAGTGTTTATTCTGAGTCTAATAGAGTTAAAGATATTTTAACTGACTTATTCGAAAATAGATTAGATATTAACACTAACCTACAAATGTGGGCTAGAAACCTATGTAAGTATGGTGACAACTTTGTGTATTTAAAAAGTGATCCAGAAAAAGGTGTTATCGGTTGTCAACAATTACCAAACATTGAAATAGAAAGATGGGAAGGTGCAAAGACTAGAACACCAAACCAGGGAGAAATAAAAATGCCAATTAGAGAATTACGCTTTAGTTGGACTAATAAGGATATGGAATTCCAATCATGGGAAGTTGCTCACTTTAGATTATTAGGCGACGATAGAAAACTTCCTTATGGTACATCCATGTTAGATAAGGTTAGAAGAATTTGGAAACAATTACTTTTAGCTGAAGATGCTATGTTAATTTATAGAACATCAAGAGCACCAGAAAGAAGAGTGTTTAAGGTGTTTGTGGGTAACATGGATGATAAAGATATTGAAGCGTACGTACAACGTGTTGCAAGTAAATTTAAAAGAGATACTGTAGTAGATCAAAGAAATGGTCAAGTTGATATGAGATATAATCAAATGGCCATTGACCAGGATTACTTCATACCTGTTCGTGATCCAGCAGCACCTAGTCCAATTGAAACATTAGCTGGTGCACAAAACTTAGGCGAGATTGCGGATATTGAATACATTCAAAAGAAGTTATTAGCCGCTCTTCGTATTCCTAAAGCGTTCTTAGGTTTT